CTAACCGTGGGCTGAACCCTTAAATTCTTCGGCCGTAGCCGAACCAGGCTGATTGATCCCCTCGCGCTTGAATACCTTGAGAAAGGTGAGCGCGAGGATTTTAATATCCAGCCAGAGAGACCAGTGGTCCACGTACCAGACATCCAGCGTGAACTTGTCTTCCCAGGTGAGGGCGTTACGCCCGTTGACCTGCGCCCACCCGGTGAGCCCGGGCAGCACGTCATGCCGGCGGGCCTGTTCGGGGGAGTAGCGGTCAAGGTAGGCCACCAGCAGTGGGCGGGGACCGACCAGACTCATCTCGCCCTTGAGCACATTCAAAAGTTCAGGAAGTTCATCGAGACTGGAGGCGCGCAGGAACCGGCCGAACGGCGTGAGGCGAACGGAGTCAGGCAGCAGGGTGCCATCCGGGCCGCGCTGGTCCGTCATACTGCGGAATTTGTTCAGGGTGAACAGTCGGCCTTTGTAACCGGGCCGCACTTGCCGGAAGAGGACCGGGCTGCCCAGTTTGACGCGCACGAGGACAGCCAGAATCAGGATCACTGGTGAGATGAGGATGATCCCCGGGACGGTTAGGACCAGGTCAAAGATTCGTTTGGAGGGTGGGATGCCTGCGGGCATGCGGTGGATTATAGCCTGCGCCCAATCCTTTGACAACCGGCCGGTGGCATGGTATATTTTTCGTCCCGCCCCCATTGTCTAGTGGCCCAGGACGTGGCCCTCTCAAGGCCAAAACTCGGGTTCGAATCCCGATGGGGGCACCTCCCCGAAGTTATAAAAATTCATTATCCGCAAAAACCAGCTCGGGAGCAGGCAAGAACAGGACTTCGCCATAAACGGTCCTGTCTTTTCTGCTTCCCAAAACCTTCGAAATTGACCCGATCAAGATCGATTTCAGGTCATCCGGGTGAATATTTTCGATATTTTCAACCAATCCACGCACTTTTGAGAGCATTTCGATATCCACAGCGTGACGGGTGGCGCGTTTGTCCTCTTCCAGAGTTTTGACCTGGCGGCGGATATCCCGTTCTTCCTGCTCGAGATCCAGCAGCCGTTTGGCTAAAAATTCGCTGTCTGGAGTGGTCTCGATGGCGTTGACAATGTTCGTGATGCGTTGATGCACACTTCCCAGGCGCTGGTTTGCCTGGGCTATTTTTTCGGATGTTTCGTTGGTAACTTCCTCACTGCGCTCTTTGGCCCTCTGACGGACCGCGGCCATCACTTCAGGCGTGACCAGGTATTCCCTGAATTCGTCCAGCACAGCCTTTTCGATGGTCATCTTGGGCACCGGCCTGGCCTGGCAGCCCGCGCTGCGTTTGGCCCGCGAACATTCATAATATTCGTGGGATGGCCCGGTCTTTGACGGGATGCTGATACCATTCATCGGCGCGCCGCATTCCTGGCAGCAGAGCAATCCGCTGAGCAGGAACCGGCTGTATGCCCGGCGTGGATTGTCCAATGGATCCATCTCGGGCTGAATGTGACCGCGGCCATTTTGCATCCGGGCATGTACGGCGTCCCAGGTATCCTGGTCAATCACCGGCTCAACATAGTTGGGGATAATAGTCTCGCCGAATTTCATTTCCCCCAGGTAAAGGCGGTTGCGGAAGAAAGTGACATAGCTGTTGACCGAGTTGTAGATGTGGGTGGCCGCGTGGATCTGTTTGTAACTGGCGCCGCCCGCTTTCATTTCCCAGGCGAGCCGCACCCGGTCGATCGTCTCGGGGTCGATATCCCACCGGTGGACAATATGCGCTGATCCATCCCGGCGTTTGCCCAGGGTGACCTGCACGCGTCGAAACCCGGCCGGTGGGGTGCCGCCCAGGGCTTTGTGTTCTTTGACCAGGTCCTGCTGGCCGCGCTTGGTCTCGCGCGAAAGGGTCTCGAGAAAATCCGCGTTCTTCCATTCGACGGCCGCCTCAAAGAATTTTCCCATCGTGCCTTCCGGAAGGGAATCGGTCATTGAGTGGATGATATAGCCGCGCCGGCGGAGATCTGCCTTGAAATACTGGCTGTCATCCTGCGACCTCGAGAAGCGCGCGAATGACCAGATGACCAGACCGGCTTCCCTGACCTTCTTGGCCGCCCGGAAATAGGCGATCATTTCGTCAAAGCCATTGCGGCCGATGGTGGAGCTGCCCGGGCGGGCTTCATCACGGAAGATCTGGGTGAGTTCTATATCATTTTTGTTGCACCAATCCCTGATGGACCGTTCCTGCTGTCCCACGGACAGGTCCTGATCGTCGCCGCCAGAATCACGTAAATAAGCGGCGACCGAAGAGGACCGAGGGAATGGGGATTTAGTTTGGGTCATTCCACCAGGCCATTGCAACTGGCAATTGTGTATGCTCCGGAGGATGTTGCGGTTTTATATTTCTGACCGTCCAGATAGATCGTGCAGGTGACGTCACCCGTCTCGCCTTTGTTCTGGGCAGAAATGTAGATAAATGAACCTACTTTCATGCGGAAGATCTTTTTGAATGGCAGGGCGAATTCTCCCTGTTCTGTGCCGGCATCAGCATTTTCAAGTGTCACAGATATTCCGGTGGCGGATCCGGTGACTTCATAAATAACTTCTTTGGTAAAGAGGCCCGGGTTGGATGCCTGGGTTCCAGTAAAGTTGTTTGGATTTTTTGATGACATTGAAGACATAAAAGAAAAAAGTAAACAAACACAAACGCTGAGGCAACCGATTAATATCCACAATAATTTTCGATTGCTATTTCCGGATTTTGGCGGAGTGGAGGGCTGTCGTGGTGGCTGTTGTATCATGCGAAAATCCCGTCCGCAGTGTTTACAGACGATCGCTTCGTCTTGAATTTCTTCGGCACAATATGGACATTTTTTCATATATTCCTCCCTGTTATTTAAAATAATGATGGAATGTCAAATCACACCGACAACCAGGGCAGGCCGGAGGTTGGAAAATTCCACCTGGAAAGTTCTCGATGAGTGGGACGCTAACGCCATGAAGGCCTTTACATACAGGGCATCTGAAATTGTCGTTTGCAGTTTGCCAAATTTTATTCATATGAAAAGATGGGTTCTTACTTAATTCATGATAAATACCCATCGCTTCTTTCATGTCCTTATTCGCATAATAACGAGTTATTTCAGTTGCCGCGATGATTTTGGCATCCTCTTTGGAAAAATATTCCATCAACATTTTTGCAACATATCCGACAGTTTTGCTTGTTGTTTCATATTCATGAAGTGCTAATTTGAAAGTCTTCATTTGAATTGAATTTAGTTTTGGGTAATCATCCCATGAAGTTATCAAAATTTCCTCCCTTAGGGCACTTGTTTTATCGTCCTCGTCGTGCTATTATCGTTCTATATAGAACGTATTTACTAAATGACACGAAAAGGAAATTTGAATGGCTCTGAATAATTATCATCACTTAAATTTTGGTCGATAAAACCCTTTACATAGTAAACATCAATTTCATCACATGAAGGGGATTTTATGGATCACTCAGTTACATTGACTTTTATGCCGCGCTTCTCAAATGCTTCAATCACAATCTGCCTGGCTTCAGGCGAATCTTTTGAAATTCCTCTTTTAACAAACTCTGAAATATATTCTGCTCGAGCTTCCTTGATGGATGAATGTAATTCATCTGGCAGAACAGCCAAAAGGTCATCTATTCGATCTTCAGGTGGCCTTTCAATGCCTAAAATTTCATAAACAATAGGGCCAAAATGAAGAACCAATTTGTTGATATTTTCCTGGGACGGGACCCTTTTCAAATACCCGTTCTTCCATGCAGCCATAGTCTGCTGGCTTACATCAAGAAAATCAGCAAAATCAGACCATGACTTGTCTGTATTGCCACGGAACTTATAGAATTCATCCGAAATAAATCTTATAAAAAATTGGCGGTCGAAAGACATGCGTTCATTATAACAACTGTAAATATTCATAAATAGACCTATTGACAAATTACTAGTACTCTTGTAATATACATTTACATTAGTAATGTATATTCAGGAGCACACATGGCCAAAATCAGTAGAGGCGAAAAGGTAATTGTCACCCGAAAAATTCTTGTCGAGACGGAAGATCGTGTCACGGAGATCTGCAAGCGTGAAGATCGCTCCCAGGGATGGGTGCTTGATAAAGCTGTAGAGATTGCATATCCGGTACTCCTGGGCGAAGCGGTGGTCATTCCCGCGCCCGCAAAAACAGAATAGCACGGCTTTTCCCGGTGTGGGAGTTATTCGTCACGCCGGTTTTGTTTTCTTCTTGGGAGGAGGTGACTCGTTTGAAAGTCTGATCAGCAACACGTCCAAAGCCTAGTCTTGTCAACCAATTGGCGGTGACGATCACCTCAAAGCCGCCAACCTTGAAACAAACAATTTTCTTTTTCATTCTGGAGGGTTCTATGGAAGAAACATATGGTGTCAGATTCCCAAATGGCGAATCGATCGAATATATCTTTGATCCGAGTACCGGGAAAGCCAGCCTGGTGACAATGCATTATGGCAAAGTGGTCAGTGGGGAGACTATCGAACGCGATGGCATCACCTACAAGGCAGCCGAACCAGGTTTTATCATCCGGAATGGGATCATCAAATCAGCATCCGGTCTTGGGAAATTGGTTTCAACTGATGTTTTACTTTCCCAGATCGAAGCCTTTTATGCAAAATATTTCTTCTTCACTATTCCAGAACAGAGAATGTTTCTGGCCCAATATTCTCTTTATACCTGGCAGGCCGATATTTTTGGGACTTGTTTTTATGTAGATATCGATGGGTATGCGGGATCTGGGAAAACCCGGTTGTCTGAATTACTTGGCCTCATTGTCTATCGCCCAATTTTTGCTGAAGGGGGCCACTCTGAAAGACGGGTTATGAAAGCGGTTGATAAATACAAGGCAACCGTTATCTTTGATGATGTAATCAATCCAGAAATTGATCAGGAATATTTAAAAGTCCTGAATCTTGGTGCTACAAGATCGAACTGGTTATTCAAGGTTGTTCAAAAGATATTCGGGAATAGAAAAACATATGAATCTAAGGCTTTTAGCGTTTTTGGCCCGAAGATTATCCTTTCCAGACGCTTTAAATTGGGCGGATCAGTTCAAACCAGGTCAGTCATTCTTAATTTAAACCCGGTCAAAATGATTGACCTGCAACGGGCTGAAATTCCTTTCATTCTCCCGCCGGAAGCTCATAAAGAAGCTCAAGAGATCCGGAATAATATCCTCACCTGGCGCATTTGGCACCCAGTTAGTCTAAATGGCGAATTAAGCCCTCTCAATGTCGGTAATGAACGCATCGGTTATTTCGGCGCCATGGTGGCAGCCTCTCTTGGTGAATCAGTTTTCGGTCGGGTCTTTCATGTTTTCAAATATATAGCGAAGGCCGGTGGCAAATGACCACCGTCTCCGCGCTTCAAAAATTGGATGAAGCCCGCAATCTGTGCAAAGCAGCCTCCAAGAAATCAGGCGAGGCACAGGTTGACGCTCAGGCCCGCGCTCTGATCAAAGTGGCCAACCTCAACCTGACAAATGCCGTGGAATTTCGCAATTTGCTCGGGCTGGATCAAGCTCTTTTCAGCCTGTGCCTCTCTGCAGCCCGTCACCCGTTTGGGCCGCATATGCAGATCAATAATCCGTCCGCGCTGGTCAGCCGCGTCATCTCGCTGGCCCGGCAAGGTGCCAAATGACAGAGATTGCGTATTGCATAAATTGCCAAAAATTTGTCGATTCTGACGGAGCCTGCCCAGACTGCGGATCTGATCTATACAACATTCCGCAAAAGAAAACCCCGACTACTCCGGTAAATGAAGATGAAGAAGCCGGAAATGGCATTTTTGGCCTGATCATGATCATAGCCTTTGCCGTCGTTTTTGTTGCCGGCATCATTCTCGGGATCATGGTGCACTGATGACCATCGCCACCATCCCCACTTACCACAAACATATCCGTCCCTCTCATGCCAGCCCGAAGGTGATTGCCTCCCCGGTCACCTTCGGCGCCTGGCTCAACACAGAGGGCGTCCCGGGCACAACCGGGAAATCCTATCAATCAGATCTGGCCGTGTTGACTGCCTGGTACGAAGAGCACAACCGCCCGGAGAAATTTGACGCGCGCTTGCTCTCCTCCAGTGACATCCGCGCCTGGCGCCATCACGCGCTGGAAGTTGCCGGATGGGCGCCCGCCAGTTGGAACCGCCGGCGCGCATTCGTGGCCGTTTACAGCCGCTACCTTCGCGCCCAGGGCATCAATTCGACAGATCTGCTGCGCGGCGTCGACCGGGCCAAACAGCAGAAGGAAGACGCGCCGCGCTGGATCGACCAGTCGAAATTTCACAGGCTCGAACGCTGGCTGGAACATGCTGAAGACGCCGCCCACACACCGCGGCAGAAATCCATGGCACGCCGCAATGTGGCCATGCTGGCCCTCATGGCCTACGCCGGCCTGCGTGAATTCGAAGTCTGCAAGCTGCGCCGTTCAAACATCGAGATCCACGAACGCAGCGGGCACGTTTTTGTTTACGGCAAGGGCCAGAAATACGGCAAAGTCCCGCTGTGTTCCGAATTGCGCCATTACCTCAGCGCTTTTCTTGACGGTGCGGATCTGCCGGCAGACGCCATCTTATTTCCTATCAAAGAACGCCAGCTGCAGAACATTGTGGTCGAGGCCGGCCGTGATTGCCAGATCGACGGACTGACGCCGCACATGCTGCGCCATTGCTTTGGCAAAAAGCTGGACCGCGCCAACGTCCCACTGCCGGTGGCCCAGCAGCTGATGCGTCACACCAACGTCAAACAGACCATGCGTTACCAGTCACCTGGCGAGGAAGAGCTGAGAGCCGCTGTGGAAGCCGCCGCTTACGCGGATCTGCCGAAAGGATGGGATTGAGATGAGGACGCGTATTTATTTCAAAAATTGGAGATTGAATTATTCCCGTAAGGATCGGAATTTCATCAATGGTGTGTATTTTGTTGATGGTTTGACAGACACAATCAAAGATGACTATGGATGGTGGCTCCAGCGTCCGGCCAGGCTCCCTTTATTCTTCCGAATACTTGGCGCAATTGAAGTAATTATTGGACGAGCTGACGCTGTGTTCTTTGCGAACCAGGGTGGTCTTGATGCTGATATTGGATTGAAAAAACTGCCTAAATGCGGAATTGGCATGGTGCAATACATTGTCACAAAACAAATACGCCTTGAGGCGGAAAAAATCGCGAAAGAAATTCATTCATGCAACGTCACCGCTCCGGAAGAAGCTGATGTTGACAATTCCCCCAGGGACATGGGCCATGAAAACCTGCGTTGACTGTGGCTGTGATCTCCCCACCCCGCTCGATGAATTTGGCGATATCGATGAAGAACGTTGTGAACATTGTCACCTGGAATATCTATGGAATGACAGGAAATCACCTGCTGAATTGGCAATGGAAGATGCCATATATGACGCCAAAAGGGAATTGAAAAAAGCCCGGAAAAGGTTCAAAGACGCAAAGATTTATCTGAGGCGTCTGAAATGCGAACGGCGCGACATTCGGCAGATTGAAAGCAAGTCAATAAAAGATGCTGTAACCGCCTGGATAAATGGAGAAAAAATAAATGACAGAACTAACCCGTGACAACATCCGCAAGCGCTCCGTGCGTATCCGCATCACCGGCGAGGGCGAACTTCCCCAGCTCGTGGCGCATGAAATTATCAACGGCATCGAAAGCATCGGCCGCAAAGCCATTGATTGGTCTGGTTCCAGGCCCACCGAAACAGATCCCGATGTCAACCATGTCTATCTGACCTTAGTCCCGGAGAAAAACAATGGTCGCACAGACAAACAATCCTGACTTCCTGCAGTCCGTTTTCGACAGCATCAACGCCGGATCCGAAGAAGGCATGAAACAGCGCAAGCAGATTGGCACTGATGGTCTGCCCCTTTTTGAACTCAATTGCGAGATCTGGCTCGATCCCATTCTCAAAGAAATGGACGAACTGGCTGAAGCGACCTTCGTCATCACTTCTGCCGGTTCCGTCAAATTCATCAAAGTATTCCGCTGGCACGGCATAGAAGGTCACATTATCAGCTTCCCATGGGCCATCGGATGGTCCACATATCCACGAGCCGCATCCTGGATCGAATTCGTCCTGGTAGACCCGTTGGGCGAAAAAGCGCCGCGTAAAGTCAACATCAAATTGCCATCGCTGATCGCCTCGCCCAATGCAACGGGAAAATATGACGAACAGGCCCAGCCGATCGAGAAAACGCCCCTTTCTAGCCTGCTGGTCGAAGTCGCCATGCACCGAGAAAAGGTCAGCCGCTACGCAATGGCCGAAAGCCAGCGCATCATGCTGGCCAATCTGCAGCAGATGGAAAACGGTCTGAAAGAATGTCACGATATCCCGACTGTCCAGAAATGGCTGGCCACCGCGCAGACCGTTTTTCCCGATCATCTCGACCGCTGGAACGCCGCCTCAAAACGCCGCTCCGATGAAATCATAGCCATCGCCATCCAGCGTAAAGCCGCGGAAGAAGAAGCAGCCGCCATTCTGGCTGAAGAGAAACAGCTCGAAGAACAGGCAGCCGCCCTTTTCAGGCCTTTTACCGTCTACCGCCTACGCCTGGCCATCCAGATCCCAGGAGAACAAAAACCATTCTTCACGCACGTTTACACCACAGCCCCCGTCCCAGATGAAGCCGGATACTACGTCGAAGTCAATCATGGCGACCTGGTCAATGGATATCGCCCGGAAGCCGCCATTGCTGATCTGCATCGCGTCGACATTGACAGCCCCGACCATCCAGATGCGCCAAACGTCTGCCGCCACGTTGAATTTGAAGGGACGCAGTCAATAAAGTCATTTATTGCCCTTGCCACGCCCGAAGGTTTGGGCTGATGAAATTCACGGTCGTAGTCACATCGCGCATCGTCCCTTGCCCGCCGGAATACCGGCGCCGGCAGCGCTTCGCGATTGATCTACTGGCCAAATATTTGATGGAGGTCGAACATGATGCAGCTCCTGGCGGCCCTAATGTTCAGTTGGGCGATGGTAATAGGGAATCACTGGATCCCGTGGATGTGGCTGTTTCGTAATGGCAAACCGTCCCTTGTCATGTGGACTTGCCATTTAGCCTGCCTGCTCGTGCCCTTCTCCTGCCTGATCCTGGATTGGGGACATAACCCAGTCTGGCGAATGAACATCATCCCACAGGCAGGCGCCTGGATCATCGCCTTCTGGGCAATGGCCATCACTGACGTGGCCATCGAGTTCGTCTGCCTCATGGTCGACCGCTATATCCAGATCACTGATGGGCGCGAATCCGCAATTGCCGAAAACCAGATCCTCCGTGGTGAAAAACTGGAGCAGTAGACATGCGCCCCACGTTGGCTGATGAGAGCCGTACAGAACAGATCGAGAATGGCAGGACGTCCCTTGGCCAATGCCTGGTCATCATTGAGATGATCAGCATGCGTGTCGACCGGGCGCTCGTCACACTGCCATGCCGCTCCCTGTTAGGCCCTGCAGCCGACGATCTGGCCAACCTATCACGCCGCTTGCGCGACATCCAGTCACGCTATGAGGGCGGAGCCATGCAATGAGCACATGCACAGTAGCAGCCTTGTCCACGCGCGCGCTGGGAACCAGTGAAAGCAGCAGAAAAATGAATTCACAAAGTTCCCGTTTTACCGCCCACACCCCGGGTTGGGCGAGGCGCATGGAGAATCAGGGTGCATGCCTGGCGGGCGGGTGGCTATCAACATTGCGTATAACGGCTGTTATACGCAGTCAATCAGGGCAAGGCAAGGCAGATCAGGCCGTCCAGGTGGGCGATAAGGGCGTCAAAACATTGCGTATAACACGGGCGGGCATCCGGGAAGGGTGGGGGGTGTCACCGCAAACTAAAACTTACACACCCCCCAGGCAGGCAGTGTGCTGAAAATTCGGACCAATTTGCCAAGAATCAGGTAACAAAAATCCTATAAATATGGTGATTACATGGCTGAAGTAACGAATATCTTTGAGAATATCAAGTCACAGGTGTCTTTGGAGCGCGTGCTGCTGCTGTATGGCTTTACATTGCGGACCGGCCGTGGTGAACGGCAGTGCGTGGAACATGACAGCCTGTATGTGAATGAAACGAAGGGGGTATACACCTGGTTCTCGGGAGGGCCTGATCACTCGGCCGGAGAGAGCGGCGATATTTTCTCGTTCGTGCAGGCACGTGAACATTGTGACGTGAAGGCTGCTGCTGAATTGATCTGCAGGAAGTGCAATCTGCCGGCGCCGGTGTGGAGCGGGGAGAATACTCACGAATATATTTCTGCAATGGAGCGTGAAGCTACGTTAGATGTGGCGGCTACTGTTTTTACCCGGTGGTTGCTGGCCGATGAAAAGGCTATGGAATATGTGCGGTTTCGGGGGTGGAATGAAGAGACTGTAAAACGTGCCAGGCTTGGTTATAGCGGAAATGGCTTCGGTGGATCTGTTTCACAGAAGCAAGAAATGCGCGACACACTTCTGAAATATGATGCGGATCTTGATTCGCCGGTAGTGGTTTCGATATTGGGGTACCAGGGGGATGTGACGCAATGGTTAAGAGCGCATGATCTGCAGAATGACTCGAGCACCACAAATAAATGGATCCAACAGGGATACATTCCGTCGATGTTGGGGCAGGAACGGCTGATATACCCGAATATTGACCGCGGACGGGTGGTTTATATGGCTGCCCGGGGCATTTTTGAGAAGAAAACTACGGATGAAAATGGCAAGGAACGTGTGGAACGCGGTCAATATAACCTGCCATCGAAGTTGGTTGGTGCAAAACCGCTGTACTTTAATTGGGAATATACGCCAAGTTCGCAGGCTGTGGTGATCGTTGAGGGGCAGGCGGACGCGGTTTCGATGGCGCAATGGGGGTATCCGGCGGTCGCTTTGATGAATTTGAAGATCAAAGACGCCGGCAAAATGTTGGAATTTGCGAAGATCGATAAGAACCAGGATAAGGAAAACAAGAAAACTTCGCACCAGGTGATCTACATTTCGCTGGACCGCGACAAGGCAGGCAACAGCGAATACATGGCGCTGGCTGATCTGTGCGGCCCCATGGCCCGGTTGCTTGATGTTACTTACGGGCACTCACACCAGCACTACGTCGACCAGGAGGGCAGCCAGAAAGATGCCAAAGACGCCAACGACGTGCACAAAGCCATGGCACAGGCCAATATTTCCCCTGAAGAACAGACGGCTCTGATATACGCGGCGATGAACGGGGCTGGAACCTACGTGGAAACCCGCTGCCGCCTGGCTGGCAAGGCTATGGGCGCCGAACGCGATGAGTTGATCAACCAGGCGCTGGGAACGATCGTGCGGATGACGGATCTGGAACTGTCGAAATACCGGAAGAACCTGGCCGATAAGATCGGCGTGGGGATCACGGAATTCAAACAGATGCTGGCCACGATGTCTGCCACGGTGAAGGCGGATGATGATGAAGGCGGCGAACCGATCTACACGTTCGGCGATACGGTGGTGGTGCGAAAGCCAGGCAGCACTGAAAAGGAATACTGGCTGATAGAGTGCACGTACGACAAGGATGAAGACACCACAAAACTGGCGCTGCGCGACCCGGATGGAAAGGTTTGGGAAGCGCCCAGCGTGGTGATCAACGGGAAAAAGTACAAGGCCAACCCACCCACCACGGCTATGCGGATCGGCGCGGTGCAATTCCCTTCGAAGCTCGGCGAAAAGAAAACGATCGGCGAGCTGGTCAACATTGTGAATACCTTTTTGAAGTCTGTGTACCTGTGGCCATCGGAGAAGATCTCGCGGCTGTTCGCCTATTACGTGATGCTTACCTGGATGTACAACTCGTTCAATACGATCATTTATTTGAGGGCAACCGGAGAGGCAGGGGCGGGTAAAAGTGAATTGATGCGGCGGACCGGGCTGGTGTGCTACCGGACAATGACGGCCAGCGGCGGCGCCACTCTTTCACCGCTCTTCCGGAATATTGAAACCTACAAATGCACGGTCTTTATTGATGAGGCCGATTTGATGAATGACCCCGGGGCCGCCGGTGAGATGACCAAGTTTTACAACTCCGGGGCGATGAAGGATAACCCGATATGGCGGTCCACCGATACAAAAAACCAGTCGGGCGGCAAGGCATACGAGTCTGAGGCCTTCCAGATCTTCGGCCCGAAACTGATCGCGATGCGCGGAGACTTCAAAGATGACGCGGTTGGCAGCCGGTGCATCACCGTCAAGTTGCCGATGAGGGTGATCAATGAATTGTTTGAGGCGAATATTCCGCTGGAGATCAACAACAATATGCGCGAACAGGCGCTGGCCATCCGGAACATGCTGCTGCGCTGGCGGATGGAAAACTGGGTACCGGAAATAGAGATCGACAAACAGTTCTACAACTTCGAGATCTCGGCCCGGCTCAACCAGGTGGCGGGGCCGTTGCTGGCCATTGCCAGGGATGATGAAGACCAACGGAAGGATATCCAGGAGACACTGCAGGAATATTACAAGGAAACGATCTACGAAAAATCGACCACGAAGGAAGCCCGGATCATTGAGGCGATGTGGAAGATCTGGCTGACCCCGATCTACAAAAACGATAAGGAATTCGTACGGGTGGATTCGGACGGGACCTGGATCAAGATCGGGTTTGTGACGTCGGTGGCCAATGACATCATCACGGAAATGAATAAAACCCGGGAGGATGATGAAGAGGATCCCACCACCCGGAAGATGAAGCCCAGGACGATCGGATCGATCTTGCGGAAAACGCTGGGTTTCAAGGGATCGGACCGGCGGACGGACGGTTACTGGGTGCTTTTCAACGAGGCAAAACTGCAGGGTTTGTCCACTCAATATGGCGTGGATCCGTTGATCATGGCGCCTGGCGCGGATGAAGAAAAGAAACCAAAGGCGGAACAGGGGAAGCTGGTATGAACATTATGAACATTATGAACGAAAAACTACTTCTGGCCGGTTGTAAATATTTTTTCGTGAAAAACGGCAAAAATTTTTTATTTCTGCCCTACGGCTTTTATATATTCATTATGTTCATTATGTTCATAGCCGATTTTTCGGGGATTTTTAGGCAAAAACGGCCTATATTTTGGGTTTATTCGGAATATTTTTTCCCATCCGGCGGGCATTGCATGAAGAAGAATGAATATCTATTAACATGCAGTAGCCAAGTGGGAGAAAACGAGACAGGGGTAGAGGGCCGATGTATGAACATTGATTCCGATTCTATGAACATTGCCGATTCAATGTTCATAGGTTTGAGGCCTGCTTCTGCCGTGCTTTTGGTAATGAATGATGGAGCGCTGAATGGATAAGGAATCGTTGAAAATCCTGGCTATTTCGTTTTTGGTGGTGGCTTTTGCTCTGGCTGTGAATTATTTCTTTTTTGTGCGATTTCTTCCTACGATCGTGGAAAGGTGAGATATGGGAAATACACGGATTGAATGGTGTGACAAGGTATGGAACCCGGTGACGGGATGTGACCCGGTGAGTGCGGGGTGTGAGCATTGCTACGCGGCCAGGATGGCGAAGAGGTTGGCGGGGCGGTTCGGGTATCCGGCGGATGATCCGTTCCGGGTGGTGGTGCATCCGGAAAAGCTGGAAGAGCCGCTTCGTTGGGTGAAGCCTGCCAGGGTGTTTGTTAATAGCATGGGGGATATATTTCATGAAGATGTCCCTGAATATTTCATCGATAAAGTGAATACGTCAATGATGCTCACCCCTCACATTACGTACATCATTCTCACTAAGCGTCCAAAACGGATGCTTGAATATATGAAAAGGAGTACCAACACAGGATTGACCGCGCAAATGGGCGAGGCATGGCTACCCATTATTTGGCCGCTGCCGAATGTTTGGCTGGGGGTGACGGCGGAAAATCAGGCGATGGCGGATGAGCGGATCCCGCTGTTGTTGCAGACACCGGCGGCGGTGAGGTTTGTCAGCGTGGAGCCGATGTTGGGGGCGATGGATATCCAAAAGTATCTGGAGAGGTGTCATGCTGACCGGGACGGTGATTGTAATCATCCCGGGTGCCCGCAGATCCGCGATGGAGAACCGATTAAAACGGGAAGGCACTGTCCACTGGATACCTGGCCGCATGATGAAGAGGAAGAACCTGGTCCCCTTTTGGACTGGGTGATATGCGGTGGGGAGACGGGGCCGGGGGCGCGGCCGATGCACCCGGATTGGGTGCGGTCTCTGCGGGATCAATGCCAGGCGGCGGGGGTGCGGTTCTTCTTCAAGGGGTGGGGCGAGTGGAGGCATGATTTTCACCTGGCGTGGTCACGGCATGGGGTTGTCACGTTGGATGGGGAATATGTTGATAGCCAGTCCAGGGGATACACGGAGAAGATGCGGATGAGTTCTGCTGTGGCCGTGCATAGATCTGGAAAGAAAAAATCCGGGCGGATGTTGGATGGGCAGGAGTGGAGTGAGTTTCCGAATCCCCCCTCCCCCCCTTCACGAAGGGGGGCTTGATGGCTCTGGATGCGCCGCGGTGGATGGTGGTGGGGTATGCGCCGCACGGATCTATTTTGGATCCGGAGAGTTACCCGGATTACTGGATCGGGCGAGTGTTGACCAGCGAGGAAATGAAACTCGATTTAGACAACGGGAATTTCCCGCCTGGTGTGGTGGTGGTGCCGGAGGGGGTGCGGGTTGGCCGGGTGACGGGGATTGCGGGAAGAAGTCAGGTGGTGGAAACGATGGAGGTGAAGGCATGAAATTACCAGAATATAAAGAGAGATACCTGTGTGAAACAGCTTTGGAAAAATTTGTCCATGAAAACGAGCCAGCCGGAATTGAAGATGAACAAAATTTTCGTGATGGTTTGTCTGATGTCTGTGACGAAATTTATCTCAAGGCAATTGAAGATCTGAAAATATTTATCCTGCAAAAAGGATTGAATAATTTTTCCCGGATGGATATTGAAGTTCTGGCAGACAAGTTCAAACAGGCCTATGAAAAAGAGGTAAGGGCATGAAGGAAAGTCCAATTTTATTTTCGAATGAAATGGTCAAGGCAATTTTGGAAGGCCGGAAGACTCAGACGCGGCGGATAGCAAAATTCAAACCGCGCGAAGAAGGATTGAATTTGTCATTCTCCGGGCTGGAGACTGGTTATTACTGTACTGACGTTCCGGAAAGCGGATGGGTTCTGCGTTCCCGGCGTGGTGATGGATGCTGGGAAGATAAGACTTTTAGTATCCATTGCCCATATGGTCATCCCGGTGATCGGCTGTGGGTAAAGGAAACCTGGCGAAATCAAAGAGTCGGCCCCGACGAATTTGAGATTGAATATAAAGCTGATTTCTCAGAAATTGAATTGGCTTTGTATGGCCGCCGCGGTGGATATACACCATTGCCATGGAAGTCATCCAGGTTTATGCCGAAAAGTATTTTCAGGATTTTATTGGAGATCGCTGATATACGGGTTGAACGGGTGCAATCCATTTCCTATAAGGATGCCAGGGCTGAGGGTATGCACTGTGCTTTCAGCGATGGATATGATTTCAATATCGGCCCGATGGGGGCTTACCAGGCGAACTTCCGCCGGTTATGGAATCGGCTGAACAAAGGCCGCGGGTTTGGATGGGATGTAAACCCATGGGTTTGGGTCATTGAGTTCAAGTTGTTGGAGGTGAATTGATGGGTGTTGGTATGCCTTCAGGAATTCTCCTGCAGATCTTTGGACAGATCGTTTTTGAAGCCTTTGGGGCCTTTCCATATCACGTCGGATCATCCGTAAACAATAAGGTATGGCGTGATGTTGATGTCAGGTTAATCCTTCCTGATGAGGAATATGAAAATCTTTTCGGCTCATTCAATGAGCATACAGAATTTCTTAATCTGAAATGGCAGTCTTTATGCCTGGCGTTTTCTTCGCTCGGAAAAGAAATGACCGGATTGCCTATTGATTTTCAAATACAACAAATGACCTTTGCCAATGAGAAATATCCAATCGGGCGGTCATGTCTTGATGGACGGGGTTGGGGCCAGGCATTCAAAAGTAAAGAGGTGAAATGATGAATAAAACAGCGTCTGACAATGTCAGAACTATGTCAGGTTCTACAAGAGGGACTATGGCGATATCTTTGCCCCAAGATGGGAAAAGCCTGTTAGAGGATGTCATACGGGCGTCAGGGCATGATCCGTATTTGGACGGGTCTACGGTGCTGACGGAGATTGCTTTGCGGTTATCTGACGTGGCCCGGAAGGATCCACCCTGGACGTACCGATATTTGCGCGGTGTGTTGACGGGTAACCTCCAGGCGAGCGCGAAATTGGTGGATGCAATGATGCGCCTGGGTGCGCTGATCGATGGGGCGCCCGAGGACCTGGCGGCGAGCACGAAGGTTTCGGTACTGGCGATCGGGAAGGTGTCACCGGGGGCTTTGATTTTGGGGGACAGCCGCCGGTGCGCGAACCCTGGGTGCATGATCGAGTTTGTTCCGCGGGTGCCGTGGCAGGCGTGTCACAGCGCGGAGTGCGCGCGGGCGTGGAGACGGGTGAGGGCTTCGAAATGAAAATAATCCATCTTGGAAATAGAATGAATTTTGTTATTTATTCCAAATGGATTGGATTCAAATATAAAGACCATGAAGGAATCCTGGGAAAAACTTGGAACATTGGTTTCTTCAAAATTATTCTTTATCCAAAAGGATGCGGGAGAAAAGAATTTTGGAAGGGCTATAAATAATGGCTAAAGGAGTGATGGCTTTGGATTTTGTTTCAAAGGATGGGCAGCGACATTACCAGGTAACGCGGATGGATGGTTTCCCGGTGGATGTTGACGAATGGAAGGCGGAGCTGCGGATCACGGATCCGAAGGCTGTCACCGCGGGCTGGCCGGATGAGAATATCCCGGGGACCTGGCATTGTATGTTTGTGTGGTATCCCCTCTCCCAGCCTCTCCCCGACCCTGAACAAAAGCTGTCCAGGGCAGGTGGGGAGAGGGGTTGAAAACGGAGGCGCGAATGGATGAGCTGCGTGATTTTAAATGCGACAATGGGCATGTGCTGGGGATCGTCCACAAGAGTGGGCGAGGCCTCAGGAGTTTGCTGTTATACCGGTACGCTATCAATTACGGAGCTGACCAGGGAATTATTCCGGATGTGGATGTGCTGGCCATTGTGGATAGTGCGATCGAGATCCGGTGCTCGGTGTGTGAGAGCAAGCGGGCATGGGTGCCGGGTGAAGATGAATTGGAGAGGATTGTTTCCCGGCAGCAACGTCACCGGGCTGAGCGGGAGGTGAATAATTGTTCTATAATAAGAGAAGAGGTGAGCGTATGACTGAAGAAACAATTTATGGCAATATGTTCGTTTCGAATGATTTTTTCTTAGGCATGAAGACGAAAGTCGATTTTGATTTGATGATGTTTCTTTGCAACTATTTCGCAGAGGGGGAAAAGCATCCGAAGAGTCTTCAATTCAAAGAGTTCCCGGATGTATATGAAAGCGACATACCTTTCAGTACGTCATTGGAAGAGGATGAAAATGACTATATTGGCGGGCGAATTGAAATTATTTTCGATAAGAGGATTGTCACGCCATATGGAATTTACCTGGTCGGTTTTGTAGAAAAATTGAAAGCCATTGTATATTGCAAAATTATTACAAGAGAAGAAAATGCCTCAATCTAAATTTGGTGGAAAGATTGTGCTGGCGAAGGATCTATTTGACGATGGGGAGCGGATTGATTCCATTGCTGAAAAGGCGTGGATCGCGCAGGAGTATTTCTTCCAGGTGAACCGGGGGAAGAGTGGGAAACAGGTTGTCAGCCGGCCGGTGGATCTTGAGGTGCGGCGGTTTCGGACGAAGGATGGTCACAAGCCGGATGCGTCAAAGGTTTTTGAGACGGGGTACAAGGATCTGGTGCTGGACCGGGATATATACTGGGGGCGCCGGCGGTACCTGGCGGGGTACGATGCGGATCCGAAACTATTGGGGTTTATTGAAGTGGTGGGAGTGGAGGGATGATCCAATACCTGGCGCAGTTGGCAGTGGCGGATGCGGCGAAGATCTTGATTGTGATCGTAGGGACGATGGCGGTCTATGGGGTGATGTTTTTAATGTTTATTGGCTTGAAAAAACTTTCCAGGCAAATATGTTCAATTTTTCGGTCTTTCAGACGGGGAAATTGACTCTTGAATTAATGTTCTAAAGGTGTTAAAATTTTCTTAGTCGGTCCTCTCACGTTGAGGGCCAAAGCGGGAGATTGACGCCCGCACAGGATATCCGTCCTGTGCGGGCGTTTTTGCGTTAACTCCCAGGGCTTCGACAGGCTCAGCCAACGGAATGAGCCAAAGTGGAAAGGTTGAAGATGAGTCCTACAGCTGAACAAATTGTGATCATCGGTTTTGTGGCCAGCGTGCTGGTGCAGGGCATAAAGATGATCGCGACGGCCATGAACAAGCCGATCAACCGGAAGGTGATCACCTGGGTGATGGTGGTCATTTCGGTGGTGCTGGCATTGGTGTTTTCCATCCCGGTGTTTCCTGCGCTGCCGGTGTTCCCTGCCGCGCCTCCGGTCACCGGTGAACCGTTCGATGTGACGATGGCCATTCTGGCATGGCTGCCCATTATTTTCGAGATTGGCTTCAAGTTCGTATGTTCGATCCTGGCTTTGATCACTGCATATGCGGGCTTTGCGGCGGTGATCTACAACCTGGTCTTTGAGAAGGTGTACCAGGGGCTGGAATTGAAAATCACGAAGGCGATCAGCAAAAAGTGATTGACGCCGGGCGTTGGGAATGTGCCTGGCGCCCGGCATGAATCCCCCCTACCCCCCTTCACGAAGGGGGGCAATGCTCCCCGATGGGGGCGTGTGCAGCGGAGAAGGCCGATGACATTGACGTTTGAGACTGTAGAGCGATTTGTTTCATTCCTGATTTTACTGGTTGGGATCTACCTGACGATCACCTCGGGAAACAAAAATCGGGCCGATGGCGGGAAGTCAAAGGCTGAAACACGGAAGATCGGGGTTGAGATCGAAAAATCCATGCTTGACCTGGCGAATGGCAATGTGGAACTGGCAAAAATGCTCACGGACGCAGCGTCGTCAATGATCAAGCCATTGCAGGATCAAATTGAGGATTTTGCAGAAGCAAACAAAACAAAAGATGCAAAGATCGCTGAATTGGAAGGGCGGATCACTCTTCTGACGAATGAGATGAAGGACCGCGACAAAAAGAACAAGGATTACGAGAGCCGGATCCGTGATCTTGAAAATGAAGTGAGGCAGTTGCGGATCGAAAATCAGCGGCTGCAGGGTGTGGGATGCTGATATGAAACTCAGGATGAATGCGCACAATGAATTACTCCAATTGTCATTGGGGCTGACGAATATTGAGGCAGCAGATGATGACGATCTGCGCATTACCCCTGATGAGGCTTTGAAATTGTCTGAGGCAGCCCGGGTGAAGTTTGAAAGCTGCAAATCTCAGACTGTTTACGATGAAAGTACGGGGCGGAGTTGGTTTGATGATTACATCCAGCTTCACGCCTTTTTCCCCTGGCGGGTGGCAGCCTGGATCGCCTGGGCTGCTTCGCCAAAGAACAACCGCTGGCCAAAACGCCAGGAGGAATTAGCTACCCAGGTTTTAGGGCTTAGTTCAGACCGGGCGATCGGGAACTGGCGGCGGAAATATCCGGATATCGATAAGGCGCTTTCGGTGATGCAGGCGGCTCCGTTGATGGACCACCGGCGTGACGCGTTTGAAGCGCTTGCCTATTCTGCGGCACAAAAAAGCCACAGATCCAACCCGGACCGCAAATTATTCTTTGAAATGACCGGCGATTACGCGCCGCGGATGACGCTCGAACAACTCAAGGAATTCAATCCAGAAAACATTGACGAGATGGACGAGAAAGAATTGCGTTCCATGAGCAAAGAATTGATTGAACGATTGAAATCTATAAACCCCGAGGCGCCTGATGGACCAAATGATCCGGCCTGAACAGGCTGCACTCAATACTATTGAACGAAAGCTGGCGCGGCTCCGGTTGATGGACTTTGCCACATATATTTGGCCCACCACAAACACGACCAACGGATACCAGAGGGCGGCACACCTTGAGCTGGTGGCGCAAAAGCTGGAACAAGTTGAATTGTATGTGGCCACCAAAGGGAAGCAGGGCATCGGGCGGCTGATGATCTCTATGCCGCCGCGCACAGGTAAGACGGAGACAGTCTCGAAGATATTCCCCGCGTGGTTCCTGGGGCGCAACCCGGACAAGCGGGTGATCATCACATCATATGGCGCGGATCTGGCGCAACGTGCCAGCCGGTCAATTCGTGATTATGTGGACAGTAAGCGGTTCAGGGCGGTATTTGGGGAAATGTCGTCGGTGAAGGAACCGGTAGCGCTGAGCGATGACAGCCGGAGCAAAAACAACTGGGATTTGGCAAAACCGCACAGGGGCGGGGTTGACTCGGCCGGTGTGGGCGGCGCGCTTGTGGGCTTTGGCGCCGATCTGATGATCGTCGATGATCCTTTGAAGAACCGGGAAGAAGCGGAGAGCGAAAGCCGCCGCAAAGTGGTCTCCACCTGGTGGCAAAGCACGGCTTATACCCGGTTGGAAGACTTCGGAGCTGTGGTTATCGTCCATACACGGTGGCACCCGGAAGATCTTGCAGGGACACTGCTTAAGCTGTCGGAAAGCGACCCTATCGCGGATACCTACGAAGTATTACATCTGCCGGCGCTGGCCCTCGAAGAAAAAGACTTTCCACAAAATGAAGCCGAATACCACGCGAATCTGAGGGCGGGAATTTTCGTGCCGTACAAGGATCCACTGGGGCGCGAGGCTGGCCATGCATTATGGCCAGAAAAATATGACGAAATATCCCTCGAAAAAACCCGGTCCAACGTGGGTGATTATGAGTTCGGATGCCAGTACCAACAGATGCCGCGGCCGATCACGGGCGGGTTCTTTGACCGGTCGATGTTCAAGGTGATAAAGGGCGATGACCCGATCATCCCCAAGAAGTTGAGCTGGGTGCGATATGTTGACCTGGCGATGGGGCAGAGTGAACGGTCGGATTGGAATACGTCGCTGGCCGAGGCCATGGATGATGATAAGGGGCGGGTGTTCTGCCGTGGGATGCTGCGGATCCATGACATAAATGAATTTCTGCCGATGTTAGTGGACCTGATGCTTTCACCAGCGGAGCGCGGCACGATATGGGGTATTGAAACGACCGGGTTTCAGAGCCTGGTGTTCCAGGAGTTTATGAAGGATAAACGCCTGGCTCGGGTGAGCATTGTGGAAGTAAAGCCGGAAAAGGACAAGGTCACCCGAGCATTACCCGTACGGACGCGCGGCACACAGGGTTTGATCTATCTGATCGATGATGGTGATTGGATCGAGGATTACCTGCGGGAAATGCTGGTGTTCCCGACCGGACAGCATGATGACCAGGTGGATACGACGTCCGGCGGGTTTGAGATGATCGCGGAATATGGCGGCCCGTTACTGGCGTTCGTGGCGTGAGGAGACTATGAATCAAAATTTGAAAGCAATCAATATCCCAGGATGGATTGAAGCATTCGGATCCGGGAGCGGGAAACTGACCAGCGAAGTCAAAGCCTATGAACGCGTCCCACTGGTATACCGCTGCACCCGTCTGATCGCTGACAGCCTGTCATCTGTTGAATTGAAGGTTTACCAGGGCAAAGGTAAGGAAAAAAAAGAAGTTGAATGGCCATTCGATATCGATACAGTCGAATGGACCTGGAATACGATCAGCTCCATCCTTTTATTGGGTGCATCGTATACCATCACGCTAAAAGGCCTGGGCAACCGGGTCCTGGGGCTTGAATGGCTGGACCCGACAACCATAAGCGCCCAACCTGATGGTAATTCGAAGCAATTGGTCTTCCGGCAAATGAACGCCATCGGCGGGCAACGGGATACCTGGTCAGCGGATGAAATGATCTACATCCGTGAATTGAAATTCGGCAACTCGTTATTGCCAGGGCCAAGCGCTGCCAGTGTGGCCATGAATGACGCGAACCTCGAGAATTACCTGACCAAGTTCGCCAGTTATTATTTTGAGAATGGCGCCATGCCGATAACGATTATTCCGCTGCCCACAAACACACGCGATGATGAAGTCAAACGGGTTGAGACAATGTGGAAGTCCCTTTCCACCGGGATCCGGCGTGCCTGGTCAATCATGGGGCTGCGGGTGGGTAAGGATGGGGCACAACCGTATACGTTGCAAAGCCCGCTCAAGGAATTGATGATGCCCCAGCTGGACGCGAAAGCCAGAAAAGCTGTGGCCGATGCCTTTGGCATTCCGGTGACCATGCTGGATGACGCGGCTAATTACGCGACGGCATCAGAGCATAATTCACAATTCTGGAAGACCTGTGTGCGTCCACATGGGGTAAAGATCTGCAGCAAGCTGAATAAGTTTTTGAAAAAAGCCTTTGGGATCTACGCGGAATATGCCTTTGAAGAGCTGGATGAATTCCAGGAGGATGAAGCCAACCGGGCTGATTCCGTGGTCAAGTTGACTACAGCCGGGATGCCGCTGTTGACGGCATTGGAAGTGCTGGGGTATGACCTGACCAGTGACCAGCGTGAGGCGATCATCAAAGAGGTGGAACGCCGCATGCAGGTCCAGGAGAGGATCGCGGCGGCGGAGGCTGGGCAGGGTGGCCCCACACCAGCCTCTCCCCGGGGGGGAGAGGCTTTACAAACTGCAGGCCAGAATTCTCAGGATGGGGCGGACCCCACTCCTACCTCTCCCCGGGAGGGAGAGGCTAACAATGGCTCCGCTGTTCGTTCGGCGCTATTTCACTGGAAGCAGGCGGCATTGAAGGCGGTGAAGACCGGGCATGATCTGAAGGATCTGGATTTTGATCACCCGTCTATTCCGGATGACGCGGCCAAGAAGATCCGCGCGGCTTTGAAGACATGCAAGAGTGCGGAGGATGTTTATTCGGTCTTTGGGAAAGCGCGGGGATGGGCTTCGACACTGGAGAAAACATCCAGTGCAGGCAGCTCAGCCTCCGTACAAGAAAACATTCCGATAGAAAAAGATATGTTGGCCGAGTTGAAACGGGCCAATGATTTATTGGAAATGACACTCTGATGGACATTATTGCCAGGCAAAACCTGATCACTGTGTTGGGTAAGGTAACCGCTTTTTATGAACCGATGGCGGTGCCTTACCTCTGCAGTGAACCAGCGGTAAAGAAGGATCGGCATTTCCCGGACCGTGAAGAATGGGAAAAGCGGTTGACCCGGAAGGTGAAGGGTCAATTCGCGGACCAGCTGCGGCGTCTCCTCGAACATCTGGGAGATCCGCCTTCAGCTGACAATATTCCCGTTGATTTCTGGGATACGGTCAGCGCGGAATTACGGCGGATCTTTGAGGATACTTTGACGGATATCGCACTGGACTGGGCGGAAAGCTACCTGGAGATCGCCCCGATCGGTGGTGTGGATTGGATGCAAGTCAACCAGGGAGCGGTGGACTGGGCACGCCATTATAGTTTTGACCTGGTGAGGAATATTACGGATTCTCAGCGCCAGGCTGTCAGTGAAGAGATCCGCCGTTATTATGCGGATGGTCACCTGACAATTGATGATATCGGCCGTGCTTTGGAGGTTGAGTTTGGAGAACGGCGCGCGGAAATGATCGCCGTCACTGAAACGACACGGGCCGCGGTGGAAGGTGACCGCGGAATTGTGGACCAGATCGAAGGTTATGGCATCAAAATGAAGGCCATCTGGCGGACGGCCAATGATGATGTTACCTGCGAGGTGTGTGGATCAAAGGATGGAGAAGAGATCGAAGGTGATGATTTCCCGCCGGCGCATACGAATTGCCGATGTGGGGTGAGCTGGGAGGTCGCTGATTAATGAGAAAGTTGATGTTTTGGTTGAGAGATAATATTTTGAATTTTCGACGATGGTATGCAATATGTATGGGGTGCGGGCATATCCATAAACACTATCGAATGGTTAAAGGTCAACTTTGTTATTTGTTATATTGCGAAGGATGCGAGTCAACCAGAATGCATCAGCCAGGTGAGAAGATAGGAACCATCCAAAGATTAAATGAATTGTTTGATAAATCAAAAGGTGATTGTTATTCGTAACAATTGCCCCTCACCTAACCTCTCCCCGAGGGGGAGAGGGATTGGAGCTTGATGGCCTTCATTGAGATTGATGGCATTGATGAAATAAAAGCCAAATTCGGGAAGATCCCTGGTGCGATCGGGGCGGCCGTCAAAGCCGTTGCACTAGAGATCAAGGGATGGATTTCGCCCTACCCGTCTGCAAGGATTGAAAGTTTATACCGCCGGACGATGGGGTTATTCCATAGCTGGAGTGTGAAGTCAATTGGAGATATGGGGGCGGAAGTAGGGAACAATCGAAGCTATGGCCCTTTCGTCCAGTCAGCGGAAAAACAGGCGGCCGTGCATCAGGGCATCTGGTTGACGGATGAGGACGCGGTCGAGGAATGGGGCCCGAAGGCAACGGACCGGGTCAAAGATGCGATCGAGAAGGTTACTTGACATAGAATTAATGTTTTGTTATATTGATTCTGTAGCTGTCACAGACCATTGCGGTTCATCCCTTCGACAATCTCAGGGAGCGGATACGCGGCGAGTGACAAAAAGTAAATAGTAATTCAGCCATTGTCGGCTTATCAGCCGCGGCAATTGTGAGTGATCACGTTGCCGCGGCTTTTCGTTTAAGCGCTTTAGGAGGTGCTTATGGAAGGAGCAATCACGGAAGTCCTCGCTTTTCCTGGAGACCGGAGCCTAAAAAGCCTGGGTGATGGGAAATATGGTGGATATCTCGTGCGGTATGGAACACCGAAAGACACGGACCTTGAAGGGGAATTTTTCTCCAAGGAAACCGATCTCGGTGTGAAAGATGGGGGAAGCCTTCCCGTCTATTACCAGCACGGAATGGACGGCCAGATGAAAGCCAAGCGGATCGGTTACGGCATTGTGAAATATGACGATGCCGGCATGTGGTTCGAGATGCAGCTCGAGCAAAGGGATGATTACGAGCACATGATCGCCCAACTGGCCGAAGAGGGAAAGCTTGGATTATCTTCCGGCGCGGCCGGTCACCTGGTGACCCGTGAAAGCGTTGGGAAGTCCACGCATATCAAGACCTGGCCGATTGCTGAAGCCAGCCTGACACCAACCCCGGCTGAATACCGCAACATGGTGACGCCGGTCAAAACATTACTTCCCGCGGAACCGCAGGGAAAAACCAATGGAGGAAATATGGATCCTGTAAGCACAACTCAGGCCCCAGAAGTTGATCTGGAAGCCAAGATCGAAGCGGCCGTCACCAAAGCGATTGATACCAAAGTCAACGCTGCCATTGAACGGGCCATTGAAAAAGTCGCCAAGGACTTGGGCCCGAATAACGCCGGCGGGATTGCCGTGCCGAACATCAATACCAAAACCACTCTCGGCAATTCCAATGAGCAGGTGAAGAGCTTCCGTCATGGTATAGTCACCGGCGACTGGGTGCCATACAAGGCCGTAATGCTCGGCCAGGTGGATGCCCAGGGCGGTTATTCGGTGCCTGATCAGTTCATCCCCGGGATCATCGCGAAACGCACCGAGATCTCGATCATCCGCAAAATGGGCGTAGTGCCCGTGCCCTGCACCAGCGACAAGTTGCTGGTGCCGCTGGAAGATACCGCTGCCACCAAATTCGTGGTCACCGCGGAAAATGGCGCCTATGACGAAAACGAGCCTACCATGACCTCCGGCCTGGGGATCATGTACAAGCTCACGAAACTGATCAAATTCGCGGAAGAACTGCAGGAAGATTCCCCCGATTTTGACAACTACGTCCAAAAGGTCTGGGGTCGGTCCATGGCACTGGCGGAGAATTTTTACCTGGTCTCCGGTGGAACCGGCAGCTCCATGCCCCAGGCCATGCTGAATGGCGCCTCTTCATCGGGAATCACTACAGCCAGCGCGACAGACATCACCACGGCAGAACTTGTCCAGTTGCTGTACGCCATCGGTGGAGCATATGCCGATAACCTGGCGCTGGTCATGCGCCGGGCTACTCTCGGAATCCTGCGCGCCAAAACTGGCAATCCCTTCCAGTTCTCGCCCATGCCCTCGGGAGAGGGGAACCCGATCAACCCCGGTACCATCATGGGCGTTCCGGTGTACTGCACCGACGCGATGCCGGCCGCCACAGCCACCAATAAGGCGATCATGGTTTGCAACCCCGATTTCTACGAATTCGGCGTGCGTGAAGGCCTCACAGTCTTCCAGGATCCTTACACCTACCGCGCCGCGAATGGCCTGATCGGCCTGCTGGCCCGCTTCCGCATGGGCGGTTTCGTCGCCCAGAGCGAAGCCTTCCAGTACCTGACCATGCACGCGTAATAATTTCAATTTCCCCTGTCCCTCTCCACGCGATTTGTGGAGAGGGAATTTGAGGAGAAAGGCAAGAAGATGAACCGACATAATATTGATAAAACCCTTTCGGCCATCGCCCCAAGCGCGGGAGGCGCCGGTACTATGACGGCCATCGCCATGGACTGGACCGGCTTCGATTTTGTGCAATATACGCTCAACCTCGGCGTGGCCACATCGGGCGGAACTGTTGACATGAAGGTGACCGAATGCGCGACATCCGGCGGGACTTACACAGATATCACCAGCGCAGCTCTCACCCAGGTGACCAAGGCCGCCGGCGACAGCAAGACCGAAAACATCGATGTCAAAGTCAACCCGGCAAAACCATTCCAGAAGATTGTCCTCGTGGTAGGCACCGCTGCCTTCCCTAACTCCGTCACCGGCCGTGGTTATGGTGGATCCGGTAATCAGAAGCGGACCCAGGACGATCAAAAGGTGATCGTCAGGTAATCTGACCTCCGAATGACCAACCAACCTGACCCCTTCCAGATTTTCTGGAAGGGGTCATAGCAGGAGGAAAGATGGCAATTACCAATGGATATGCTTCGCTCGCGAGTTTCAAAACGCGGTTTGGAACCGGCGGTACTGATGCAAACCGGGATGCAGAGGTCGAGTCGGTGATCCAGGGCGTTAGCCGGCTGATCGATGCGCTGTGCAACCGGGTTTTCTTTGCTTCGGCAATCGAAGAGGCACGGTATTTTTCGCCAACGGATTGGTTCACCTGTTTCACGGATGACATTCAGTCCATCACCACGTTGAAAACGGATGAGGATGGCGACGGAACCTATGAAACGACCTGGGCGCTGACAGATTACCGCCTTCAACCGTTGAACCGCGTGGCCAACATTACGCCGGCGACCTGGCTGGAAACCAAACCGAACGGGCAGCATTTCTTCCCACTGCAATCCGGCTCGGTGGAGATCACCGGAAAGTTCGGATTCTGTCTATTGGCAAATGTGCCGGACATCATCAAAGAGGCCTGTTACATCCAGAGTCACCGGGTGTGGTCACGGAAGGACGCGCCGTTTGGCGTCACAGGATCGGCGGGGATGGGCCAGGTGATGGCGATCACAAAATTGGATCCGGATGTTGAGCTTATGTTGGAGCCTTACCTGAGGGTGATGTGACCAAAACCATCCAGGGAGTGATCAGCAAAGCACAGACATTGATCCTGGCGGCATGCCCGTCATTGTTGAACGCGCCTGAGCTGCCAACAGACCAGCGGTTTGAGAAGACCATCATCGCTTACCCGAACAATATCCTTTTCAAGAAAAGAAGCGACGGTTTTACGAACACCTTCTTTGACCTGCAGCTCGAGGTCAAAGTTTCCCGCAAAGATCTGACTGAAGCGATGCGATTTCTTTTACCTCTGCCGGAACAGATCTGCCAGGTTTTTTTGAATGATCCATCCATCGGAGGGACCTGCCAGACATATGGCGGCAACGAACTTCCGATCAAATGCACCCTGACAACGGAGACAGTCAATGGGATCACGTCAATCGGGTGGGAAATTGTGGTCCCGAGCGTGAAGATTTAGACCTGGCTTCGACAAGCTCAGCCAGCAGAAAAAAGGAGAAATTATGGGCGGCATAAAGGCTTTACGGAAAGTACAAATGGGTCCTGAAGCGACATCCGGGACAGCGGTATTGGCCACGGCGATCATGCGCATGACGGGCACGCTGGAAGACCAGCGCCAGGTCAAACACGCGGATGAAGATGTTGGTTACATTTCGCCTGTTGACCGGGCTTTCATCCCAAAGGTTGAAGCACAGATCGAACTGGCCGGTGAAGCGACGTTTGAACAATTGCCTTACGCGCTGGCGGCCGGCATCAAAAACGTGACAACCGGCGTGGCCGATGGAGCCGGAAGCGGAAAGATCTATGCCTATCCATTGCCCACCACAACGCTGCCAGCGATCAAAACGCGCACGCTGGAATGTGGTGACAACCAGCAGATGGAACGCGCAGAATATGCGTTTTTGGAAGAACTCACGCTGACCGGCAAAGCGGGTGAGGTGATGAAGATGAAACATACCTGGCGCCCGAGGCAGGCATCGATCAACCAGTACAAAGCAAGCACGATCGCGTTTGTGGCCGCCACCAAAAAGATCACCGATACAGCCAATGGCCTGGCGGGATTTACCACCGGCATGGCCATCATGGTAACCGGATCCGCGAGCAATGATGGCACATACACAGTGGCCACCGGCGGGGTAGCCGGTGAAATTGTGGTCAACGAAACGATGGTCAATGAAAGCCTGGGCGCCTCTGTAACGCTTGAGCAGACGTTTACCGTGATCGCGACCCTGCCAACGGTGGAAGAGATCCTCTTCCAGTTGGGCAAACTTTACATTGATGATGTGGGCGGCACTCTTGGCGGCACGCAGAAAAGCCTGACTTTCCTGGAGATGAATTTGAAGGTCACCACCGGATGGCAGGCAGATTTCACCGGCGACGGGTTTCTCTATTTCTCCAAGGTCAAAATGGATAAACCGTCTGCCAAGCTGGACATCACATTTGAGCACGACGGTTCTTCCGTGGCTGAAAAGATCAACTGGCGGAACAAGCTCAGCCGGAAGATCCGTCTGAAATTTGAAGGTAGCAGCCTGGCGACGGCCGGCACGAATTACTCAAAGAAAACATTGCTGGTGGATATGGCCGGGAAATGGGAAAAGTTTGATGCCCTGGACGATCTGGACGGCAATGATGTGGTCAAAGGATCTTTCCTGGGCGCATACAACTCGACAGCGGGTCTATATGCCACGCTGACGGTGGTCAACGAGTTGAGTACGCTACCGTAGAATCCCCCTCCTTACCTCCCCCGATGGGGGAGGAATGTCTCTATTTTGATTAATTGCCTCAAGGAGTGTAAGCGATGGCTGAAGAAGGAAACACGATTGAACTTGATATCACGCCGGACCGGTTGGATGAGTTGACGTGGGAGCAATGGGAAATTGTAGATAAGGCTCCGAAACTCAGTCCGGCAGAAGCGCGGTCGATCCTTTCGGTTTTTGTAAAGGGCATGTCACCGGAGGATGGTTACAAAGCCCTGGGCAAGCTGAAGACCAAACAGATGAATGACACGCTGTTTGCTTTCGCGGAGGTGGTCAACAAACTGAAAACGATGGACCCTCCGAGCGGAGGATGATCATTGCCTGGGCGACGTATACGGGCGATGAGCTTCCTCCCCAACCCCCGGCCTGGGTAAAGATTTTGCAAGCAGCGCGTGCCTGGGGAAAGGCGCCCTGGGAGATCACTGGTGAGACCGGAACTCTGGCCAAAAAGAAATGGATCGAACGGGAATGCTATACCCGGCCTTTGGAAGAACGCGGCGCTGAAATGAGGATGGTATGTCAGATTCAGAAGTCAAGATTGTAATCAACGCGGATGACAAAGCCTCTTCTAAATTCAAGGATCTGACCAAGAATTTGGCGGACGCCGCGCGGGCTGTCAGCAAGGTCACCGATGAATATATTCAATACGGTGACCAGGTGAAGGATCTGTCCTCTTTCACCCGGATCAGCAACGAAGAAGCCAGCAGGCTCATCCAGAGCACGGACGATGCGTTCGTCTCCTACAATTCGCTCCGGCTGGCCATGAAAACCATGGCAGACAATGGCGTGCAGCCAACCGTTGAAGCCATGGCGCGGCTGTCAGACCAATTCATGGCGATAAAAGATCCAGCAGCGCAGGCACAATTCTTGATCGATCAGTTTGGTCAGCGTGCTGGACCGGATATGGCCAAATATCTGGAATTGGGAGGTTCAAAGATCCGGGAAATGGCTGCGGCTACGTCTGAAAGCCTGATCATTGATGACGAAAAAGCCAAAAAGATCCAGGCATCGAAACAGGCACTGGATGAATTCAACGATTCTATGACGGGAATGAAATATGAAGCGGCTGGCACTCTTTTAGGGATATTTCAACAAATGCCAAAGCCGATACAGGATGTCACACTCGGGATTGGATCACTGGTCAATGGAGGAGCGCTGGCAAGTATGGCGGATCTGGCCATCATTTTCAGTAAGATCGGCGGATCCGCGGGAGGCCTGACAGCCGCAGGGACGGCTCTTCAAGGTGTTGCCGTAGGCACCTGGGCTGTTGTGGGGCCAGCTCTGGCTGTGGCTGCGGCCATTGTGGCTGTAGGATATGCGATCTATAAGCTCGTTGAATTTTTCGGGATGCTGGGGAGCATGTTCAACCAACTTGCGGCAAATGGCGGGACCTGGGAATTCATCAAGCAATTGTTATTCACGCCTGGTGCATTGGGAGATGCCATCGCGTCAACCGCTTCCTGGGGAAATTTACTTCCCGGGCGCGCCTCTGGCGGAAAGGTTTCAGCCGGAAGGGCTTATATGGTCGGGGAGAATGGCCCGGAACCGTTTATTCCCGGCAGCGATGGGATGATCCTGCCGAATGGATTTTCCATGGCTGGCGGCGGTGCGATGGTGATCAACAATTTCAGCGTCAACTATTCCCCATTTATCTCCACGATGGACCGGTTGGAAGCCAAAACAAAATTCAAACCGATCTTTGATGATCTTTTCCGGGAAAAACGCGCATGAGATACGGTGACGGCGGTCGGTACGGTGATGGTTCACGGTATGGGGAAGGCGACGACCCCGCGGCTTCGACAGGCTCAGCCAGCGGTGTCGGAGAGGTTGCCTGGATCTTCAACATTAAATGGGACGGGGTGACGCCGGTCAATGAGGCGGACCATGTGATCGACTGTGACCTTTTCCGGGGATCTGAGAATTACATCCCGCCCAACGGCAACGGTTTTGAGGAATTTGATCCGGGAAAATGCACGATCAAATTGTCAGATCCGGACCGGCGCTATGACGAATACAACACGGACAGCCCGTTATACGGCTACCTGGTGCCCGGCCGGCCGGTGGAGATCTTCGTACGGATCAACGCGACGGGTGTGGTGGAGCCACAGATGAGCGGGTTTATCACGGACATCACCCAGGTATCCGGCGAGAACGAGGTGACGATTGTCATCGAGGACGAACTGCGCTCGCTGAAAGACCGCAAATACAAGGCCGGCGTGGAGTACGGCCTGACGATCAGCCAGGCGATTTCTGGCGTTTTGGCAAATGTAAACTACACAAAATCGCGGGCCATCGGGTCTGTCACCCAGCCGGTGTATGTGTTTGACCCGGGCGAGGAAAGCGCCCTGGACATTATCAACGATCTGGCCAGCGCGGCTCTGGGGACCTTTTATTGCGACCGGCGGGGAACGGCTGTGTTCCAACCCCGGAGTTCCCAGGAAGCCACGATCCACCAGTTGGATCAGTCGCAACTCAGGAAAACGATCACCTTTCCGAAGAGCTGGGAAACCGTGCGCACGCTGGTCAAAGTGCGGGTCAACCGGCGCGGGAAACGTCCGGGAAGTGTCATCTGGACCATGCCTGGCGCCGTGTACTTCTCAACGTCGACCGCCGGCGAGTACCACGAATTCAGCGCCACATGGGAAAAATCCGCGTCGGTGACACAGCCGCAGCCTCATGCTGATTTTTACGCGAACAGCCAGGCGGACGGCAACGGCAACGATGTGACGGATGACTATTCGGTGACCATCAGCGAGATCACCTCAACGAGCTGCGTGGTGCGGATCACCCGGGCGTCGGCGGAACCGGGTTATTTGCTCAATTTGCGGCTGTGCGGGGCGGAGATCGTCACCGCGCCGTATGACATCAACGACAACGCGGATCCGGCGATCATCAATTTTTACGGTTCCCGGGATTACGCGCTGGACAATCCATGGCTGCAGGATTCGATGTACGCGCGTTGGTACGCGGCCTTGCTCCGATATTTCTTGAGCACACCGCACAAAAATGCCACCGTGGAGATCCATCAACGGCCGGACATCCAATACAACAAAGACCTGATGCACCGGGTGCACCTGACGGTGGCCGCGCGCGGAATTGACATCACCACCACCATCCGCGGGATCCGCCATCAGTGGCAGAGCGACAACGGCCAGGACGTGATCACCACGCTGTACCTGCAGGACCGCATTTATGACACCACCGTGCTGACCACAGATCCATGGATCCCGGGCGCCATTGAGACGCCGGTGATCCCGTACCCGGAAACGCCGCCGATCGACATTCCGGTCACACCGCCGATCGATATCCCGTTCATGCCGCCCGGGTCGCCGCTGGACCCGACCAATTTCTGCCTGATGACGGACGCACCGACAAATGGCGCGTATCACGTCACCCCGACTATTTCACGCTTGATCAATGACGGCAGCGGATCGATGGAGAGCTTCCTATGGTACCCGTGTACACTCCGCCCCAAGAGTTGTGTGAATAAATCCACACTGGTTTTATCAGCCGGTTGGGCGTACTGGACGGAAGCGGGCGTGCAAACAGTGGAGATTGGCAATTCGTGGTGGCATGTGGACGCCATCGCGGCGGATAAGAGCGTGCTTTGCTCCGGCGTTGTGGTGGAGAATAACAGGACCTCGCCGCGCACGGTCACATTCTCTCCGGACACGGCCATGGAAGTGGCTGGATTTAGGATCTGGATCGACCCGATGTATGAATATTCCGCGCTGGCGCAGATCGGCAGCGGAACCATCCCGGTGACATCGTCCACCGGCGCGACCATCACCGGGCTGACCATCGGCAATTATTACTCGGTCGAAGGTGACGGGGGGCCTGCCGTATTGCAGGGCGCCTGGGGTAATGGATATGCCATAGATATGAATGTGGGATTAGGATGGGCAATAATCGGTGGGAACCGCATCGGAGGATCTCTTGGATATTTGCAAGGGACCACTGGATTGGGCATTCTTGGGCTGACTCATCGGATCAATACAAATTACTCCCGTGGGTATTTCAAAGCTGGTGCGACATTATCTGTGCGCGTTTCAGATAATTACTGGGATGACAATTCCGGGAGTCTTAATTACATCTTACGGTCAGCTCGAGTGGCGGGGAAAAAATCCATTGTCATCTGGGGTGACGCTGGATTGAAGAATGTGTGTGGGAGCGGAATACTTTAATCCCCCTTTTTCCCCCTTCATCCTGAACGAAGGGGGGCAGTTAGGAAGGAACTATGACAACAAATTACCCGGCAGCATTGGATAGCTATACCAACAAAGTGGATGGCCACGATACGGGGACACTGATCGCCTGTAAGGATGTGAATGACCTACAGGACGCAATTGCGGCGATTGAGGCAGTGATCGGCCTGCTACCGCAGGGAGCGGTAACGGACCTGGTCACGCGCCTGGCGCAGTCACTGGATGGGTACGGCCGCCTGGATTTTGCCAATTCGTCGACGATCGGCATTTCCGGCGGGGTGATCCTGCCGGTAAAAAACTGGTACACGGTGGACACTGAGGGCTCGGCAGCAGCCGATGACCTGGACACGATCACGGCCACAAGCTTGACGGACGGATTTGTTCTGGTATTGCGGCAATACAACAGCGCCCGGGTGGTGACCATCAAACACAACACCGGGAATATCTCCTGCCCGGGCGGCATGGATATCGTTTTTACCGACACGACGCAGGTTGTGGTGCTGATCTGGGACACCACACTATCCAGGTGGCTGGCGTCATTATGCCCGGCCAACGTGCCGCTGACCAACAAGGCTAACACATTCGCGGCCGAACAAATATTTACCAAAGCGCGCAGGCGGGCGTATACCTCTGTGGCCGTCAACACAACACTCGACGCCACTCACGACGTGGTGGATGTCGACGCGAGTGGCGCGGCCCGCACGATAACCCTGCCCACCGCTGCCGGTATCAACGGGCGCACGTATTTGATCCGCAAACTGGACAGCTCGGCCAACACGGTGACCATTGACGGATACTCGGCGGAAACCATCAACGGCGCGGCCACGAAGGTGCTGAGCACACAATACGCAACGGCAGAGATCATTTCTGATGGCGCTAACTGGATAGTGGCATGACGTACCAACCGGCAGGCAGCCGTAATCTTTTCCTCAGCGGGCTGACGGCCAGCGGCATCAGCGGGTATAAGCAGCTTACAAAACCGCCCATGGCAGCCGCGGCTGAGGTGGAATTGACACAAGCCGTGATTGACACCGGCGGCGAAGTGCTGATGGATGATTGGGTTTCACCGGCGCTGGGGCTGTCAGAGATCGCGGCCGGTAGTTGGACCTTTGAGCTGTTCGGATCTGTCGACACGGTGGACGGCGTGAGCGAGGTCATCGCGCGGGTGTATGCCCGGAGCGCGGCCGGAAGCGAAACCGAGCTCTTCCACGTGACCACAGGAAGCCTCACAGCAGCAAGCGCGGGCTATTTGGTCACCAGTTCGCAGGGAGTTTTGAGTCTGGGCGCGCTCACAGACCGTCTGGTGGTCAAGATTTACGCCAAAACCACGTCAACAGGCAGCAGGACCGTCCATTTCTATTACCTGGGGGCGGCCAGACAGAGCCGGTTGAGTTTGCCGGTGGAGCTGGCCATTGTGCCAGGCGGCGATATGCTCGCGGCTTTGTACGACACGGATCTGGATGGGCAGATCAGCGGCGGCAGCGGCCACACCGTGCAGGATGAGGGCGTGGACCTGACGGCCCGAAGCAAGATCAATTTCAAGGGAGCAGGCGTCAGCGCGGCGGATAATGCCGGGACCGGCGCCACGGATATAACGATCCCCGGCGGCAATGTGGACCCGTGGATCCCGGATACCAATACCTGGAGTTATTCGTCCGCCGATAGCCCGACGTTTGTGATATCGGTCAACGCGGACATGACCGGGCTGATCGGCGTCGGGTACCGAATCAAACTGACACAAACCACGGCCAAATTTTTCATCGTGACCGCGGTGGGCAGCTATTCGGGCGGCGCGACGCTGATCACGGTATATGGCGGTACGGATTACACGCTGGCCAACGCGGCCGTCAGCTCGCCCTGTTACAGCCTGGCCAAAGCGCCGCTGGGGTTCCCGATGGATCCGGCCAAATGGACGGAGGTGCTTACCGACGCCAATAACAAGAGTTACGGAAGCTGGCCGGGTAACTGGACATGGTGCAATTGTTCCGGGCTGTCAAAGTCAATCCCGATCGGCGCCTGGAAGCTGGGATATAAGGCGTTTGTACTGTTGGAGGGTGCCAGCACCGTATTCCTGTCGTCCTGCCTTTCAACATCGGCATCGTCAGATTCCGACAAGCGATTTACCGAAACTTCTTACGGGTTAAATCTCGTGCATCCTTGCATTGAGCAGGACGTTTTACTGACGAGTAAGACCACGTATTACGTCATCCATATGGCCGCGTCAGGTTCCAATTTCCGTGTGCGCGGCGATTACACCCGGACGATGATCTGGGCGCGGTGCGCGTATTTGTAACCATTTTGTTGGGGTCAACAAAATGCCCCCTCCGGAGGGGGTTTGTGGAAGAAAGTGAGGAAGAATGATCAGATTTTCGCAGAACGACGCGCGGTGGAAGAATGAAAAATTGGGGACGGGCGCATATACGATTGGAACGGCGGGCTGCCTGGTTTGCGGCCTGGCGACCGCCTGCCAGAAATTCGGGTATGGCGAAACGCCGGCGACGATCAATCAGAAATTCATCGCGGTTGGCGGTTTCAGCGGATCTGAGATAGGTCTCTGGAGCCTGGCAAATGCCGTTCCGGGCATGGTATATGTCGACCGGATAAAGTGCTATGACCCGGTCCCGGCGCCGATCGAATTGATCGACCGGTATATGTCTGAGGACAAGGTCGTTGTGGTGCTGGTGGATTATGACCCGGTAAAGACGGGCGTTCAAAATCATTGGGTGGTTCTGGAGACCAAAGCAGGTGACGATTACATCATTCTGGATCCGGTGCCGATTGTGGAGAATGGCGGCCCAGTTTCACTGATGGCGCGGTTTGGCAAGGGGAAGAACCATGTCAGCGAGGCGATCTATGAGGTGTGCGTGTTCACATCAGAATCCCCCGCACAAGAATCCCCCAACCCCCTTCCCGAAGGGGGCCAGAGCCAGACTTCGCCTGATCTCCCCAAAGCCGGGGAAGTGTGGAAGCCAAAAGGCGATTATGTGAATGACCGCCTGCAGCCGTCAACGAGTGCGGCGGATGTGGGGGATACGACCGGGCCGGTGACGCTGTCAGCGGATGCGGTCAAAAAAAACGGGGAGATCTGGCTGCCGCACCAGGTGACTGTCACGGTGTGGAGTGCGGGTTGGTTGATGAAGAAAGTGTCGCCGGCAACGCAGGAGGAAAGTCAGTAATACCGCTGGCGTGGGAAAACCGGAAGAACGTTTTAAGCACAGGGAACCCTGCAGGTCATGCGGGGTTCTTCTGTTTTATCCGGACGTTGCGGATCAGTGAGACATATGGTTTTCGCCCGATCGGGGCGGAAAATGATTTGTTAGAGGTTCGGGAGGTACCGGGATGGGGGCACCTTCTCGAAGGTATAAAAATTCATTGTTTTAAGGAACAAGACTGTCGACTGGATGGTCTTGTTTTGCTTAACAGTGTCTATCACACCATCGAGGTGCAGGCGGATCGCGGAAAACCAAACCCTAAGGGTCTTAATCGAGAATATATTAGTAGAAAAGTTACCCGTTAAGACCCTTAGGGTTTTTGAGATTGCGCATGGACACGACTTTAAGCATATTCCAAGACATGGTACGAGGTCCAGGTGACCGCGACTTCTTATTGGCGGTAGAATCACCTGTGATTCAAACCACACCATATTTCAAGGGGAAATCCTATGAGACGAACACAAGTACTTGCACTTGCAATCATCCTGCTGGCTCCGGCCCTTATAGGCGCCACACCCACACCGACTTCAACGCCAACCAAGACCATTGAGCCACCCAGAGAGGCTGTGGTGAACCTACCCGAAGGTCAGAAGCCAGAGTTAATGGAATGGCGGCCTCCGACTGTTGATGAGATGAAAGTTGGAAAGTACAGTTCAACTGAGGATTTGGATGGGCGGTTTACTCAAGTAGTTGTGGATGGGCTAAAGAAACAAGGATTTGACGTGGGAACGTTGAAGTATTATGCAGTGGGTGAGAATGATTCATATCGGTGGACTGTGCAGGCGATTGAGAGAAGTACTGGAAAGACGATTATGCCGATGGATGCGGATGGAAAGGCAATGGATTGGCCAATCTATTTCACCTTAAATCCTGACGGATCATATTCGCTGGCGACTGAAGTAAACGGAAAACCAATTTCGTATGCTCCTGTCGCTGGATCTGAACATGCAGATTTCATATATGAGGGTGATCAAAAAACGGGACTTGTTTTACCCGTGCTTGTCAAGCAAGTAGTCCCCACTACTGACGAGGGGAGTGTGTACTCCATGTATTTGAATAAGTTCCAGACTGATACCGATTGGAAGATGGTGGCTGAACTTGGGAAAGTTACTACGCTGCCAGACCGGGAAAAAACGCTCGAATCTGCTTTGAAGAATGGGTGGCAGTGGGACGTAGTAAATGGGCAAGAAAAATGGCTACAGGGTATTGTCCGGAATGAAAAAGGAGAAATTCCCCTGGAAGATGAGAAAACAGTTAAATTAAAGCAGATCAAGCTTGTTCAGGGTGGTAAGGTTGATTTTACTGAGAAAGATGGCATAAATCCTTGGCCAAAGAGTAATTTTGCATTAAAAACATTGCCGTCAGGATATGTATGGGAGGAATTGATTTTTGAAGCGTTTAATGTGACTGATAATGATATGATGTCATATGGATCTGGTGATGATTGGAAATATTCCAAAATAGATGATGAAAGTGGGGAAGGTTTGCCACAGACTTTGTGTGCAAGGAGCGAGTCAGGAGATCAATACTCTCGTATTGTATTTTTCATCCCTCACAAAATTGGTAATAAGGTAGCTTCTATTCGATTATCAAAACTGTTTGATAGTCCCTTACATGCAATATATTCCGCTGATGATCCTGCGACTTTAGAGTTGCAGCCGAAGTAA